AGTATTTCCAATATTAACAAACGCACAATTACAATCTTTAACAACAATATAAAATGCACATATACAAATTAGTTTTTGATACAGAACAACAAGGCAAACAAGTCTTAATAGATAACAACGTTTGGGAAGAAGTAACTGAAGAAGGTGTTACATCTATGCACTATATCAACGGAACAAAAGGTGTTGTTTACATTGGTAAAGTAATAAAAACAAAAGGTACTTATGACCCAGATGGTCACGAGATAACACCTCCAATTTATTATGATGGTGTTGCTTATGATATAATGAGTACAGATGAATTAGACTTTGGAGATAATGAAGTTTATCCAGCTGATAATGCAGCACATCAATTTTACGGATACCCAAGAAACGCAGAAGTGCCTAAACCTTAACAGATGGATATGCAAGATATAAAATTAGGAGCTTTAAACTTAATAACCTTTATGGTTAGTTTTTCTAATATAGAACAATGGCTAAAATTAACTTTGCTTTTAGCATCTATTGTCTACACAATTATGAAAATTATTAATATGAGTAAACAAAATAAAAATGGCTAATAAAATATCAGAAGATACACAAGTACAACTAGACTTAAAAACTATTGGTATTATTGTTACTGGTGCAGTTTCAATCGCATCTGTTTATTTCGCTTTACAATCAGATATTGAACTTGCAAAGCAATTACCAGAGCCAGAAATAAAAAAATCAGAGTATGAGTTAAAAGATGAGTTAGTTCGTACAACGATAATAAACATCAATGAAAAAGTAAATAAGAATAGCGATAAGCTAGACAAGATTGACGAAAAACTATTCCAAATAATAAAAAGATAATTATGAAAACTTTTTTACTTGTAATATCACTTTTATTTTCTGTAAATCTATATTCTCAAGATGTAACCTTATTGTATGTTAATTCAAGTTGGAATAAAAGCAACGACTATAAACATTTAAGCAAACTTAAAAACGTAAGGGTTTTAAAAGTTAATTATGATGACCAACCAAAGAAGTTTAAAGAACAAGTAAAATCTGTACCAGCAATAATATTGTTTGATGAAAATAATAAACTTAAAAGGGTATGGCAAGGTGGTTTGTCAATGAGTTTAAATGTAGACCCAAAGGAGATACAAACAATGATAAATAAAATAATAGGACAATAAATTGAACTATTTTCATAAATAAATATTTTCGTATATTTACACAAAATTAATAACAATAAAAATTACATAAATGGCTACAACCGGAGTATTTAACGGAACTAACTTAATTTTAACAGTGGAAGGTGCCACAGTTGGACACACTACAAGTTGTTCAATGTCTTTATCAATGGACACGCCGGAGGCTACAACTAAAGATTCAAACGGCTTTTCTGAGTATATCGGAGGAGTAAAAGGTGGTGAAATATCTTTTGAAGGATTAGTAGTATATGACGATGCGTCAAATGCTATTGAAATGGCTGATTTTCTTTTGGCAAGAACTCAATTAACTTGTGTTTTTGGAACTGCCGAAACTGGAGACGCAGTTTATACTGCTGAAGCGTTTTTATCTAGTGTTGAAATGTCTGCTGAAATGGAAGCTGCCGTAACTTATAGCGGATCTTTAACCATTACCGGAGCAATCACTAAATCAACTAACTAATTAATTTTAGTTTACTTATATAGGGCCGCCGTCAATATTTGGCGACGGCCTTTTTTTACATTAATTTTAAACCTTAAAAAATGACAAACAAAAAAAGAGGTTACATTGACATCAAAGTTGGTAACAAAAACAGAACTCTTCATTTCTCAATGAACTTTTGGTCGGAATTTACCGAGCAATTAGGAATAAGTTTAGCCGATATTGGCGGAGCATTTCAAAACGGAATATCAATAAAAGGATTAAGAGCCTTAGTTTATTCTGCAATCTTAGCAAACGACCAAGAAAACGGAAACGAAATAGATTATAATTTATTTACTGTTGGCGCTTGGTTGGATGAATTAGACGCTGAAAAAATAAATGAAATTGTTGAGGTAATGCTACAATCTAAAATTTTAGGTAATAGTTTAAATGGCGAAACTGAAACTAAGGGAAAGCGTCAGCCGTCAAAGAAGAAGTAAATTTTGAAACTTTAACTGATCACTACATTGGATTAGTTGGAATAAATCCTGACGATTTTTGGCGGCAAACCTGGAGAGAAAACGCTTTAATTGCGCAACACTATCACAACAATATTAACTTAAATTGGGAGCAAACTCGTTACATTGCCGTAATGATTCACAACGTGCAATGTGAGAAAAAATCTCAAATGTTAAAGCCTGAAGATTTATTTCAATTGCCTAGTGATATTGTAAGAAAAAAGAAACGCTCAGAGCCTAAGTCTACCAAAAAACAAATGGATGATTTTATGGCAAAATATGAATCAATGACTAACAAAAAGACGTTAAATTAAAAGCGTCTTTTTTTTTGTATTTTTGTTTCAACTTATTTAATACTATGGCCGAACAGAATTTAAAAATAAATATTACCGGAGATTCTTCCAAGTTAAAAAACGCACTAAGTTCTGCGAGTTCTAAATTGTCAAATTTTGGCTCAAAGATGCAAAGCGTTGGAAAGTCATTATCAACAAGACTGACTTTACCTTTAGTTGCTGCCGGTGGTGCTGCTACAAAAATGGCTTTTGATTTTGACAAGTCTATGACTTCAATTCAAGCGCTTGTAGGTGTTACTGCTGACAAGGTTTCTGAAATGGGTGAAGCCGCTAAAAAGATGGCGGTTGATACCGGTAAAAGTTCAAAAGAAGCAGCCGAAGCATTGTTTTTTATAACCTCAGCGGGTTTACGAGGTAAAGAGGCAATGGATGTTTTAGAAATGTCTTTAAAAGCGGCGGCAGTAGGTTTAGGAGAGACAAAAACAATTGCTGATTTATCAACTTCAGCGATGAACGCATATGGCTCAGAAAGTTTATCTGCATCAGATGCAACTGATATATTGACGGCCGCAGTTAGAGAGGGAAAACTTGAAGCGTCAGCGTTAGCCGGTGCAATGGGTGGAGTTATTCCTTTAGCATCAAATATGGGAGTTTCTTTTGACCAAGTTGGAGCCGCAATGGCCGCTATGTCAAAAACTGGAACAGATGCCGCAACCGGTGCAACTCAATTGACGGCAATATTAGCGTCATTAAAAAAACCAAGCGCACAAGCGGTTGATGCTTTAGACGCTATGGGATTATCTACACAAGGCGTTCAACAATCACTTAGAGAAAAGGGCCTTTTAGATACATTAATAATGTTGCAAGAAGGTTTAAAACAAACCGGACAAGATACAACTGCATTATTTCCAAATATTAGAGCATTAAAAGGAGTTTTAGATTTAACCGGTGCCGGTATAGAGGATAATAAAAAGGTTTTCGATGCGCTTACTGATTCAATGGGTGCAACCGACAAGGCTTTTGAAAAAACTGCTAAATCTGCATCATTTAAAATGACTCAAGGATTTAACGCAATGAAGGAGTCTTTAATGGAGGTTGGTCAAGTTATTATGATAACAGTGGCGCCATTAATTAAAAGATTAGGAGATTTTTTTACTTCACTTTCTGAAAAATTTAAAGCGTTATCGCCACAAACAAAAAAATTAATAGTTGTTTTAGCGGGTATTGCTGCGGCATTAGGGCCAGTTATAGCAATTATAGGTACATTAATGACAATGGCTCCGGCTATTGGAGCGGCGCTTTCTGTTATGATGGGGCCGATTGGTTTAATTGTTGCCGGATTAACTGCGATTTCAGTTGTAATTTATAGAAATTGGGCGGGAATACAATCCGCTTTGGTAAAAATAGGAAACTATTTTATAGAATTATACAACAATTCATTGCCTATTCAATTAGCAGTAAATACGCTAATAATGAATTTTAAAAATATGTTAGCCGTTGGTAAGTTTGTTTTTTCTACTTTTTTAACAATAATAAAAACTTTTGCAAATAATTTTATAACACTATTTAAAGGAATAGGCGATATTTTAATTGGTGTTTTT